GGTCGCTCCTCCGGTAATAAGAAAATCGCTGTGGTTGGTTAATCAAAGTGTTCAGAGCATGATTGATGGTAAAAAGGTTTTGTATGTTTCCTTAGAGATGAGTGAGGATAAGATCGCCCAGAGGTTCGATTCAGTAATGTCCCTTGTATCTCAGCGTAAGATTAAGGAGTCTTCATCCCAACTAAAAATTAAGGAACGCATCAAAATATTCCAAGATAACTTTGAAGGTAGTCGTTTGATTATTAAAGAGTTCCCTACAGGTACAGTAAGCGTTAACAGTATTAGGGCACTTCTTATTCAGCTAAGAAACTATGAGGACTTTATCCCCGATGTGATTGTGGTGGATTACCTAGAGCTTCTTCGTCCTATTAGGGAAAATCAGCATGAGTACCAAGCCCAGCAGCGCATTTCAGAGGAGCTTCGTGGATTAGCTATGGAGATGAACATCCTCATGTGGACAGCCACACAGACGAACAGGCTAGGAAGGTCCGTAAGGATTATTACCGATGCGGAACTAGGAGACTCTTATGGAAAGATTCGCACCTGTGATTTTGCCATATCGTTGAACCAGACCGATGAAGAGTTTGAGGAGGGTCTAATGAGGGCTTATGTAATTAAGTCCCGTAATGGCCGACCGAGGTTTGTGGTTCCTGTCAAAATTGATTATGGCACTCTTAGGATGGAGGAGACGGATTCGTTTGAGGCCGACACATCTGAGCTATAATATATTATGGCATTTACATCTTTGAAGCAGCAGGTAAAGAATATAGGGGAGTTAAAATTTGGGTGGACCACTTTTACAATTTCCTTCAAAAAAGCCCTATCCTCTGATGGAGAAGCTTGTTTAGGGCTAACTGATTTCGATAAACTTGAAATCCATTTAGACGATTCAATGAAGGAGAACGCTTTGAGGGTAACTTTATTACATGAAATATTACATGTGGTATTCTCAACAATGGGGTTACGAGCAGAGGACGAGGATTCTTCTGCTGAATTAAAAACTACTAACGAATTTATTGTAGAATCTACAACTAGGGGCCTATTATTACTAAGAGAACTTAACCCCGAACTATGGAATTTGATATATGACTAGAATAGAAATCCTTATTGAAACTCTTGATGACCTAAGTTGGGAAGTCTACCCTGATATTGTAGAAAGCTTGATGAGGTTTGACCGAAACCAACTTACTGATGAGCTAGAGCGGCAAGGGCCAATTTACTCCTATTACTACGGGCTTATGTGCGTAGCCAAGAAGAAGCTGGATGAATCTAATCAATTCATGACCGCCGCTGCCGCCAATGCAAGGAAAGAAGCAAAGTTTGATACTAAAGTTAAGCTAACAGCAAAAGACTTAGATGACATTGCATTTACGGACCCTATATATGAAGACACCCTTGAAAAGGTTAGAACCTACTCTGAGAAGTATGGACTTTTGAAGGGAATTGTAGCCTCGCTAGAGCAGAAGAAAGACATGCTAATTCAGTTGTCTTCAAATGCTAGAGCGGAAGCTAACCTTTACAGAAATTGATTAAAAATCTGAAACTACTTACTATAATACCTAAACAACCGGAGAACTATTATGACTATTGACCTAGAAAAATTACGAAAACAATACTTAGAAGACAGCAAAGCCTCAGACGGAGGCGACTTCCTGAGCATGTTCCTAAATGTCCAAGAAGGGACTAATGTGGTGCGAATCCTTCCTGACAAGGAAGATCGTTTATTTTATGCGGAAACAAAAATCCACCGTGTACCTAACGGAGAGAATGGTGTAAAAAACATTCATTGCCGTAAGGTACACGGGGAGAAGTGCCCCATGTGCGATGCCTATTTTGGATTATGGGACATTGTAAATAAGGGGAATGTTTCTCCTGAGGCAAAGAAGACAGCAGAAGCTACCGCTCGTCAAATTAAGCCTCGCTCTCGGTTCTACATGAATGTAGTAGACCGTGAAACTAGCGATGTAAAAATCCTATCAATTGGCATTATCCTCTTTAAGAAGATTGTGTCCATGATGGTCGATCCTGATTACGGTGATATTACCGAATTAGATACCGGAAATGATTTTAAGATTATTAAGGAGATGGACGGCCAATGGCCCAAGTACGATCAGTCTTCGGCTCGTCCGAAATCCTCTGAGGCGGGAACCAAGGCAGAGATTGCTGCTTGGATGGAAAGTCTTCACGACATTCACAGTCTCGTTAAGCTTGAAGAGTTTGACGATGTAAAGCTTGCTGCTGAGGAACTTCTTCCCAGCACTAAAGAATCGTCCCTACGCCAGCCCGAAAGCAAGAGTGTAGATGATGATGATTACCTTTCTAAAATGAAATTCTAATATGAAAAACTTTATTACTCCCCTTATTCTAGGGATGCTTATGGTGGCTGGGTTTAGCTCATGCCGCACTTACGAATCTTTCTTTGAGGATAGTGACCTAGTGTTTACTACCCCCGAAAATGTTGCTGAAGGAGTATCATATGCTCCTGTACCTTTGGACCAGCTTCCTGAAAATGTCAGAGATGCTATTCCTGAGGGCACTCAAGTAGTGGTTGTAGAAAAGGAAGATCTTGTATCTGAAGACTCTGCACACATTCCTCTTTCTGGGGCACTAGGCGATACCGCTATCGGCACTGCATTTGATGCAGGAATGTCTATTGCTAAAACCTTTATTCCCGGCCTAGCGGGTTGGGAGGCATTACTTGTCCTTCTATTCCGTAGGAAGCGTAAGCATTATGTTAACGCTTTCCGTTCTATCGTCCCTCTTGATAAGAAGGTAGATGTCGGTTCTGCTGTTGCTAGTGTTGGTGCTGCTCTTGGTATGACACACTCTTCTCCCCAAACCGAGGCTGTATTTGATGCCGAGGAGTGGGAATACGAGGAAGAAGAAGAAAATGTGATCTGATTGTAAATAACAACAATACATTACTATTATAAGGTGGGGAGTTAGAAGGGTTAGTCCTGAATAACTTCCCACCTTTTTTTTATTATGAAAAAACTAAAAATACTAGCCTGTCCTGCGAATGAGGGTGGATGTGCCTACTATAGAGTAATTGGACCTGCAAAGAAACTAATGGAGCTTTACCCAGAGAAGGTAGAGATTCGTTTCAACAAGAACCCTTTGGGGATCGTTGAGTCTGGAGAGAACATTGGGAAGTGGCAACCTGATTGGGATTTTGAGGATATGAAATGGGCTGATATTGTTTGGATTAATAATATTTCAAATTTTGGAGGACCATATACTTTACGAGTAGTTGGTAAGGCTAAGGAGATGGGAAAGTTCGTTCACTATGATACTGACGATCTTTTAACTGATCTCTACGAGGAGCATAGGCTTTTTGATGTTTACAAAGATAAGGGTCTTACTGAAATTACTAGAGAATGTTACCGAGTAGCAGATTTAGTTACGGTCACGCAGCATAAGTTTGCGGAAAGGATTAAAGATTACTGTGGTGGCGTACTTGCTATAGTTAAGAACTCTATTGATTATAACCTAAAGTGTTGGAATGTTCCTAAGGCTGCTACCCCTAAAGGCTCTCCTCTCCGAATTGGTTGGGCTGGAGGAATTCATCATGAAGCAGACATTAAGCAGTTTGCATCCGTACCGGGCTTCGTAAATTCCCGTGTAGGGAATGATAAGGTTCATTGGGGGTTTTTTGGTGCCCCTCCTGCCCCAAGAGAAGGCGAGAAGGAAAGTTGGCAACATGATGTGTGGCATAGTTATAAGAGGATCTTATTATCAGGATTTAAGGGCACAAAGAACTGGAACATTTTTACAGCGTTACCTCCTGACGCTTACGGAGGATTGTACTCCATAATGGATTTATCTATTGCCCCTCTTAAAATGAACAACTTCAATGATTCCAAGTCTGAAATTAAAGTAGCAGAGTGTGGTAGGTATAAAGTTCCTTTGATCGCTTCTAATGTAGGTTGTTATAGTGAAACCATTGAGAATGGTAAGACTGGATACCTAATTGATCCTGATGCTCCTAAAAGTGAGTGGGTTAAAGTTTTGTCTAAATGCATTCGTTCACCTAAACATGTTTATGAAATGGGGGAAAATCTTCACTCAATTACTGAACAATACTTCAACATTAATACGGTCGCTGGTTATCGCCTAGAGTTGTATGAGCAAGCAATTTCTATGGTAATGAGTAGAAATCCTGAAAATATTACCTATAATAAGGACTGGACCTATGAATAAAACTACAGTAATGATTAAGACTATTGGTAGAGATACTTTACAAGGTGCCATAGATTCCGCGCTTAGAGAAGGTTTCACACCTAT